AGCTTACAATAGTAAGTTTAGATACTGATGAAGGCGCACTAGAACCTTTAGGCGTCGGCGAAATCGTTTGCGAAGTTCGATACTAAGGTTAGGAAGAGAGTAATCTCTTTGGAGAAATAAAAAATGGCATTACAATTTACAAGAGACGTACAAGTCGCAATCAAACTTGGCAGTGATATTTGGGAAGTACCTGTACTTGACGGTTTTTCTTTTTCACAAGCAATTAATTCTTCTGAAATTACAGTAAGTGAGTCAGGAGCAACTTCAAGACGTGGGCGTTTACTTTTTAACGATTCTTTAGCACCTGTAGAGTGGAGTCTTAGTACTTATGCTCGTCCTACTTTAGACACATCACAATCACCATCGCAAGCACGTTGTATAGAAGAAGCGTTATGGGCTATGTATACCGGAGCTACTTCGTTTACTACGGCCTCGGGCGAATTTGCTGGTTCTGTTGGTGATGCTAATACAGTAACTGCGACTACTAATACCTTTGACCTTACGAATAGTGACATTCCTTCTATGGGAGAAGGGTATGAAATTTACTTTATGTTCAAACCTACTGGCGGAACCGACCAAGTATATAAAATTACAAAGGCTTCGGTAAATTCAGTTACAATTGATTTTGACATTGATGGAATTGCTACTATTCAGTGGTCTGGGTTTGGTTCTGAGCTTTCTGATGAAGGCACTACTCTCGCAGTTCCAAATATTACTACAGGAATTGATTCAAGCACGAACTTTATTCGTAATCGTATTTCTACTGTGACCCTAAGTAGAACGGATGTAAGTCCAGATGATGTTTATAATATTGTACTCACGGGAGGCTCTATTAACTTTGAGAATAATATTTCTTATCTTACTCCTGAAGAACTGGGTCAAGTAAACAAGCCTTTAGGTAATATTACTGGAACTCGTTCAATTTCTGGAAATATGACCTGCTACTTAGATAATGATATTTCCAGTAGTAAATCAGGAGAGTTGTTTGCAGACTTAGTAGCAGATACGACTACAGTACGAAATGTTTTTGACTTGGATATCAATATTGGTGGTACCACATCACCAGCCTTAAAATTCTCTTTACCTACAGCTCACTTAGAGATTCCTGTTGTTAACGTAGAAGATTTGCTTACTCTTGATATTGCGTTTCATGGGCAAGCATCAGGTGGAAACATTGACGCTCAAAATGAAGCAACTATCGTCTATACAGCGGCGTAATAGAAAAAAATAAATCTTGACTTTTCGAAGTCGCTTTAGTATAATTATTAAATCTACGGGGGAGTTCTACTCCCCCTTCTTTAATTAAATTAGGATTTTTATATTATGAGCGATATTTCTTTAAAAAGTTTAATGAAGCCATCCATGACCGTTTCGATTGATTTTCCGGGCATGAATGGTTTTTCTGTTGATTTATGTTACCTAGCACGAGAAGAGCTACTTGCACTCCGCAAGAAATGTGTCTCAAAGAAATTCAATCGTTCAACACACCAAGCAGAAGAAATTATCGATGACGATAAGTTTCTTACTGAATATGTAAAAGCTGTAATTAAAGGCTGGACAGGCTTAAAGTTATCTTATTTAGAAGAGCTTCTATTAGTAGATACTGAAGGCATGGACCCGGACCAAGAATTACCGTACTCCCTAGAAGAGGCAGAGATTCTTATGAAGAACTCTGGTTCTTTTGACACTTGGGTATCCGATACTCTAGGTGACCTTGAAAATTTTACGAAAAACAAGTCGAAGAGTGCCTCCGACTTGTAGAAAAAAGTATTTCTCAAGAGGGTGAATTATCCACTGAAAAATATTTGGCTATGTGCGAGCAACTCGGAACAGAGCCAGATCCTGCCAGAATGCCTGTATCTATGGACGTTTTCCCTGAAGACGTTCAGTATGCTTTTTTAATTTTTAACTATATGCCTGATAGATGGGAAGGTATGTCCGGAAGTTACATGGGCAAAGAATGGTCTAGCATAGATTTTTTCTTGAACCTGTTTGGTATAGAAGATAAGAAGACTGTAGTATTCTTTATTTCGAGAATCGAGTATTTTAGAGTTCAGCAATTGAACGAAAAAATGGAAAAGAAGAGAAAGGCTGAAGAACGTAAAGCCAAAAGCGGTGGAAAACAGTACACCCATAATGTGCAAGGATAATGGCTAAAGAAGTAAAAGTAAGTATTATTGTAGACGACAACGGCACTATGCGCCTTACAGAAAAGAGCGCTAAAAAGCTCGGTGCGAGTATGGATAACGCTGCAGCAGGCTCCCGTCGTGCACAAAAAGCCATAAAAGGTACTGCACAAACTGCGAGTGCTGGGAGTAAAAATTTCAGTAAACAAGCAGGAATTATTCAAGGTGGTCTAGTACCCGCTTATGCTACTCTAGCAGCTCAAGTTTTCGCGGTATCCGCGGCCTTCCTGTTCTTGAAAGATGCTGGTAGTTTAGAACAACTAAAGGCAGGACAACAAGCTTATTTCTCTGCTACGGGACAATCTACTAAGCAGCTTACTCAAAATATTATTGAGGCTACAAACGCTCAAATCTCTTTTACTGACGCGGCTCAAGCAGCTTCTATAGGGTTAGCTTCAGGCCTTAATGCTGAGCAAGTTACTAAATTAGGTAAAGCAGCAGCAGACGTATCTCAGATACTTGGCAGAGACCTTACGGATTCTTTCAATCGATTAGTTAGAGGTGTAACCAAAGCAGAGCCTGAACTTCTTGATGAATTAGGTATTGTTCTTAGGTTAAAAACAGCCACAGAAGAGTACAAAAGATCTTTAAACATTCAAGGGGAACTAACCCAGTTTCAAAGAAGCCAAGCTGTAACAGCAGAAGTTTTAAGTCAAGTAGAAAATAAGTACTCAAGAGTTTTAGATGTTGTAGGAAACTCTCCTAATCAGTTTGCTCAGTTAGCTAAATCTTTCGATGATATAGTACTAAAAATAAAAGAATTTGCCGTAGTTATAGCCGGCCCTATAGTAGAACTTTTAAAAGAATTCCCAAGTTTAATAGCTCTAGCCTTTGCCCCCTTTGCCGGAACTTTAATACAGACCTTACTACCAAATTTAAGTAAGTTCGGAGATGTTTTAAACGGGTTATCTAAGTCTGCAGAAAATCTTGGAGCAACCGCCGCTCAAAAGTTAGGAGACCTAGAACAAAAATCTCTTATGTCTATGGACTCTAAGGAAAGACTTAAACAAATAAGACATACTGCTTCCGAACAAATAAAGACAATAGAAAAAACAACAGTAATTAATAAAAGATCTCTGTTAAATAGACTGAGAGACCAAAAGAATGTGGAGACTAAGCAACTTCAATCTATAAAACGACAAGCCGTTAAACAATTAGGCGTTTATAAAACTATGAATGCTCAGATCCGAGCTGACCTCATAAAAACCATAGACCAAATGATTCTTATTAATAAAGCTGGTACAGATAAAATGGCAGCTGATTTTGGTATTCTAGGCGCAAAAGCAAAAATAACTTTCTTTGGGATTGCAGTAGCTGGTACAGGAATGTTCGCTACTCTAGCAACTGGAGCCGCAGCTCTTGGAGGTTTTATTGCGACAGCTTTAAGTGTTTTATCTTGGGTGGCTTTAATAGCAGTATTGGGTGGGCTAGTATATTCTTTCTTCAAAACAAAAGAGGCAACTGAAGAAGCTATTTCTGTTACGGATAGATTATCCGAAAAAGTTAAATCTGCTTCAGCAGAGATTACTCAGTTTGCAAAAGTTCAGAATATTCTATACGAAGAAACTCAACAGACCTCTAGAGTTCTTATGAACTTCGCCAATGTTTTAAACAATATCCCAGAATCTGAGCTTTTTGGGGCTATTCAGGACGAAGGAAAACTAACTAAAAAGACTATTCTTGATATAGCAAACGCCCAGAGAACTTTAACCGCCAATCTAGAAGAACAAGAGGAAAAAGCTTTACCTTTGTTTGAGCGGATAAATGAACTTCTCGAAATTCAAAAAAAGGCTACTCTAACTAAAGGATTTTCTTTTACAGCGAGTCTAAGTCAAGAACTTGAAAAGGCCCAGGAAGAATTTACAAGAGTAACAAGTCTTTCACAGAATCTTTTTCAAGTTCTTGCAGAAGGAGAGGGGCCTTTAAAAGCTTTTGGGACTAGAATACTGCAGGAAAAGAAAGAACTAGAAGATTTATCTTTTACTGCTTTAGCAGGTACTCCGGCAGTTATAAACTTTTTAGAAGCTATAAAAGATTTCGATGGTACTCAAGCATCTATTGATAATTTATTATCGGCTCGTAAAGCTTTTAGAGGTTTAGGCGCTGCTATACAAGACGCCGAAAGACAGAGAAGTGCTAATGAAAAAAGCACTGCAGATTACTTCAATAGTTTTTATCCAGACACGGAATCACAAAGAGTTCTTGGGGCGCTAAAAAGTGAGCTTAAATCTCTTGAAGACTTAAAAAAACAGCAAACATTTCTAGATGCCGCCCAACAAAAAAGATTAGAAACATTAAAGGAAACTATTCCTACTATACAAGCTATAACTAGAGAGGAAACAAAACTCGCAAGCACCTTAAATTCCTTAAATGTAAAGTACACAAGAGGTTTATTAGGAGCTACTAACCTACAAAAAGAACAACTCGGTTTAGAAAAAGATATTTCTAATAAAAAGTCTCAAATAGTGTCCGACCAAAATAAAATAAAAAACTTGATAAGGGCAGTACTTAATGATTCTGGTAAACTTTTAGAGTACCAAGCAGCAGATGAAGCAGGAAAGAAACAAATACTAGATTCTGAGCTAGCAATAGATACTACTAGAAAAAATCAACTTGGTACTTTAGAACAGTCCATTGCATTAAAAACAGTAGAGTTAGATATTATACAAAGACAATCAGTGGCTATGAAAGAACTAGCAGATAATGCTTTTCAGGCTTTTGAAAGTAACCTTCAGTCGGGAATAGCTGCCCTTATAAAGGGTACAGAGAAAAGTTTCAAGGATTTTGCCCTTAATATAACTAAAGGGGTTCTTACTAACGTAGCGGATACTTTAGCAAAACAAATGACTACTAGTATTATCAATCTTATTAAACCAAGAGGAAAAACTGTAGATGAAAAAATCAAAGAAGTTTTTGAGAATGTAACTTTGCCCCAAAGAATGTTCGACAGTATAGTAGCTGCAGGTAATCATATTGCAGAAGTATTTGGTGTTAAAACCACTACAGCTTCTTCTTCAGCTACGGATATAACGGCACCGCCTGCTGCAGGCACTACACCTAATCTGACTTCAGCTGTATCGCCTTCCGCAGATAAAAAAGGTTTCTGGGAAAAAATATTGGGTAGAAAGAAAACTACCACTGTTAGTACTGAGGAACTTAAGGGTAAAGCAGCAGGGACAGTAACTGTAGGAGCTTCTGGCAGCGGTCGTTCTGGAGGAATATTTAGCCAGTTTATTAACGATTTCGGAGCTGTATTCGATAAGAACTCTGAAGGAGGTTTTTTGGAGAAAATGGGAAATCTTTTTGGAAGTTTCGGAGAAGGCTTAATGGGACTTTTTAAAGGTCTTCCAGATTTACTAGGTGGACTATTTGGAGGCGGAGGCGGAGGCTTAGGCGGTCTATTTGCAGGCATCTTCGGGGCCGCTGCTGGGGGTATTATGCCTGGAGGAGTTACTGGATATGCTAACGGGGGTATCGTAAAACGGCCCACTGTCGGACTTGTAGGTGAAGGGAAAATGAACGAAGCAGTAGTACCTCTTCCAGATGGCAAAGCTATTCCAGTGAATATGGGCTCCGGTATGGGACAAAATAACAATGTTACTGTGAACGTGTCTATGGACGGGCAAGGCAACTCACAATCACAGTCTAATAGTGATGGGCAAATGGGGGCCAATATGGGTAAACTTATTGCTGGTGCCGTACAAGAAGAGCTACAACGCCAGAAGCGGCCAGGCGGGATTCTTAGCCCTTATGGAGCAGCATAATGACAATTGGTATTAATGTAGGCGGAGCTTCTGGCTTTGTAACTCCAGACAGAAATTTCTCGAAGAAAACAAAACCAAGAGTACTAAAAGTTTCTTTTGGGGATGGATATGAACAAAGATTAAAAGAGGGTATCAACACTCTTATGCAAAATTTTAACGTATCTTTTAATAATCGCCCTACACAAGAAATAGATGATATTGTAGACTTTCTAGACTCTAAAGGAGGTACTACTTCCTTTGATTTCACTATTCCTGACCCAGACGGTGTTGGAGATGAAACAACCGTGAAAGTAGTCTGCGAAGATTATAATCAAGTATACTATAATTTAAATATTGGTTCCTGTACCGCAACACTTAGAAGAGTATATGAAGCATGAGCGACATCATAAAAACAGTACAGCTACAAGATCCTGGTTCGGAACTAGTAGTATTGTATGACCTAGAATATTCTTCGGGTAGTTTTGCACACTTCTTCGCGGGTTTAGACGATGACTTAACAGAGCTACAATTTCGAGATTCTGCAGGAGCCGTTCAAACTTATGAAGCTCTGCCACTTGAAGCAGACGGATTCGATATCTCTAGCGACGGAGCTTATTCTCGTCCCGAGATAACAGTAGCAAATATTGAGAGCGTATTTAAAGATGCTATCGGAGGCTTAGACTTTCAAGACCTTATAGGAAAAAGACTTACTAGAAGAACTACTCTTAAAAAATACTTAGTGGGAGAGTCTAACGATTCCGGCGCAGGGAATCCTCCCGTAGAATTCCCAAAAATAGTATATGTTATTGATAGGTTAAAGTCTAAAACTATTATATCAGCAACTTTTGAACTGGCGGCACCTTTTGATTTAGCAGGAATTATGTTACCTAGAAGAATCGTAGTAGGAGGAGCTTGCCCTTGGAAGTATAAAGGGGTGAATAATTCTTCTCCTCGCGGAGGCTGCACTTGGAAGTCCGAAACTTTGGGTGAAGGTACTACTGCAGGGGGAGATGCTATATATATGAATGAATATGATGAGTATATAGTTCCAATAACAATATCTTTCTCTACTGTAGGATCTAGTGTTACAAAAGGTGCTTATTATAGTACTTCTACTAACATAGATAGAGTTAATCAAGATGGAAGTACTACCTCTGTTGCAGCAACTAATTATTGGCAGGCAGTAAGAGACCAAGCTTCCAACCCTACTCAGCCTTCTGATTCTGATAAATTTTACTGGAGAAGAGTTAGGGTATACACTACCGAAGTATCTTTCGGAACTACTAATCCAGCGTATACCTACAGGCAAGTGGGGCATAACACTTATATACTATCGACTGCTGGCGCTCTATGGAGAGCAAAAAGATACGCAACAGCAAATACTACTATCTCACCGAATGCGTTTAGTTTTATAGAAGGAGCTTACTGGACTTCTGGAGATATTTGTGGTAAGAAAGTAACTTCCTGCTCTTTAAGGTTTCAATCAAAGATACACTCAACTATTACTGGCGGAGTAGCTGTAGATAAGACTAAACAACCTTTACCTTTTGGAGGATTCCCGGGTGCTAAACAAAGATAAAGAAATATTAGAGCATCTAATTAGTGTTTATCCAGAAGAAGGTTGCGGGATACTAATAAATAAACGGGGCAAGATAGTATGGATGTCGTGTGAAAACACTGCAGTAAAGCCAGAAGAAGACTTTGTAATATCCGCAAAAGATTATATAAGAGCAAGTTTACTCGGTGATATACATGCAATAGTACATAGCCATCCGGATGTAAGCTGTGAGCCTAGTGAAAGCGATATAAAGACGAGTGACTTTTTAGGTATACCATATATTATTTACTCTTTACCTAGCATGGAAAAATATGAGTATACACCAAAAAATGTAAGAAATAAATTACTTGGTAGAGATTATGAGTTTGGACAGAGCGATTGCTATTCTCTAGTAAGAGATTATTATAAACAAGAATTAGATTTAACACTACCAACAATACTATTTGAAGATGATTGGTGGGATAAAGGATTAAACTACTTTGATGACTTATTCCAGAACTTTGGATTTGTAGAAGTAGAAAAACCGCAGGAGCACGATGGAATTATTTTTAGCGTGTTTTGTAATGTCCCAAATCATTGCGGGGTTTATTTAGGGGAAGATTTATTTCTTCACCATGCAGTAAATAGGCTTTCATGTAGAGAATCCATACACTCCGGTTGGGGTCAGCATATAGTGAGATACGTAAGATGCAAACAGTTTATTTAAATGGGGGTCTATCTCAGTTCGGAGAAAAATGGACAACGGAGTGTAAGGATATAGCAAGTATCTTTAAACTCATAGAGTGCCAAACTCCTGGGTTTAGAAAATACTTAACTGATGCAGTAGAAGCTGACGTAGGTTTTGAGATACAAAGAGGTTCTGAATTTTTAGAAAATCCAGAAGAGCTTCTTCTTTCTTTAAACGAGGAAGATATTATTATCACAGAAGTGCCTTCAGGTTCTAAAAGTGGTGGGGCAAAAATATTGGCTGCTATAGCTATAATGATTGTAGCTCCTCACATCGCCTACGCCGTTGGCACAAGTGGTGGTGGTTCCGCTGCAACAGCAGCAGCAGCTTCAGGTACAGGTTTTGCTAATGCAGCAGCCTATTCTGCTGTTATGAAAACAGCCACGGCTATAGCAGTAAATTTAGCTATTCAAGGTGTCACACAACTTCTCGCTCCAGGGCCTGAAACTGAGCCCGATAAAAACGATAGCTATCTGTTTAGTGGTCCTAGCAATAATGGTAGGCAGGGAGTACCCGTACCCATTCTATATGGAGAATTGATAGTAGGTGGAATGCCTATTAGTTCTTTTTACTCTAATTCTCCTTTTAGATCTTCTTTTAGAAACTTCGAGGCACTAGGAGGAACCGCGGGTACAGAAGGGCAAGTATATACAGATGTCAATGGAAACAACCTAGTTTGGCTTGATGCAGTAAAAGATTTCATAAACCTGAGCGATATAGACGCTATTTATAGTTAAAGGGAAAAAAAGATGATAAATGGAAATATCGGAGGTGGGCCTAACGGCGCCAACGGCTCTGCTGCAGGAACCAGAAGAGATACCGAGAATCAATACGGGTCTATAACGGATCTAATTGCTGAAGGAGAGATAGAAGGTTTAGTGGCCGGTTTATCCTCCGTATATTTTAATGGAGTATCTTTAGTAGATACTCAAACCTTTCAAAATATACAGTCTAGAGCGGGTAAACTGTCAGTTTCCGGCACTGCGGTAACTAACGCTGCAGGGTTGTTTTCTAACGTAAATTTATCAAACGGAGTTAGGTATATTCAAATAAAGGGGGCCGGACGCTCTACTACCCTCTCTGCCTCTGCCGAAAAGGGGCAGCAAGAAATATCTGTAGCTACTAATAACTTTTTTCAGGAAAAACATACTAAAGATTTTCAAAATTTAAGCCCTGCAAATATAAATGATAATGTAAAATACACTATTAGGATACCTGGAGCAGGTCCCGACGGTGAAGAGTATAGAGGTGTTATTACTTCTTTTTTCGGCACCAACGAAGAAAAAGCTTCTATCTACCCTTCAATAGAAACAACTGTTAATTCAGGAACAGCCGTTTCTATAGATGAAGTCTCTAGACTCTCCTCTGTAACAGATGAAAATTCCGCGACTCTTGACTCGGCTGTAGAGACTAATGTCACTAATGCTACCGCAATACTTTCGTATTCAATAGTTTCTACGACTACAGGAACAGGTAACTTAACTTATAAAAATTCTTTTGCTCATTTAAAGCGGGGTAGTTTAAATCAACTCCCCTATAATGAGTTATACGGAATTCCTTCAGCTTCTTATATTCTGGGATCTAATCAAGATTTAACCTGGTACGGTAACGGGGTAGGAGGCACAGCTTCTGCTACTATAGTACAGTCTTCAGCATTTTCCTTCGGACAAAACTCTAAAGAAGAGATTGACGAACTAAAAGTTCAAATTGAGTTTCCTGCTGGCCTACAATTAATTGGCGGCACTGGAGAGTCTAGGTACGCTCATGCAGAATTCCAAATTATTTTACAGTACAAAACTTCTCCTAATCAAGCTAGTTTTACTAAACGACTTGTGTGGGGTAATGATTATGGTGGCTCTGAGTTTATAGATTCTTTAAAGTCTGGGCAACTACATTTCTGGAATGTAGGCGATGGTGAAACCTCCAACAGCTACGATAAATTCGATCAGTATAAAGATTTCTACATGCGAAGTAAGGATGCTAGATACCGAGCAAGCACTCCTTCAGGAGAGAGCGGTAGAGCACTCATACAGAAGAAGGGTCAAAATACTGCATTTGTATCTGAATTTTCTATAAGTCTAAAAGATTTACAACCTTTACATGATTGGCAGATAGAAGTAAGAAGAATTAGCCCAGACAATGTAAGAGATTATACTTACGCTAATAATAGTTTTATCTCCTCTGCTAGACTAAAACTAGTAGAGGCTATTATTGAAGAAAAATTTTCATTTCCGAGAAGTGCTTATGCAGTTGTAGGTTTTGCAGCAGAGGATTTCGCGCAGCCTCCTAGCCGGGCATACCATTTACGCGGAAAGAAAATAAGAATTCCGAATAACTATTTTACTAGGGAAGAGCTCGGCACATATCAAGCAGAATATACTAGAAACACTAGTACCGGGGTATTAGAATCTGCCTATCAACCTTGGACAGGAGGGTTCCGTCAAGAATTAGTTTATACTAATAATCCTGCTTGGGTATTTTATGATATTCTTACCAATAAAGAATATGGTCTTGGAGACTTTATTCAAGATAGTGATATAGATATTTACTCTTTGTATCAAATTGCTAGATATTGTGACGAAGTAGTTCCTGACGGGAAAGGAGGACTAGAACCTCGATTTGCTTGTAATGTATATTTAAATTCTCAAGAAGAAAGCTACAAAGTATTAAAAGACCTTGCGAGTACTTTTAGATCTATGATGTTTTGGATTGACGGAAAAATAACCGCTATTCAAGATAAACCGAAAGAACCTGTGTATACTTTTACTCAAGGTAACGTAGAAGATGGATTGTTTAACTATTCCTACACGGGACAAAGAGCAAGAACTAATCAGGTTAATGCAACTTGGACAGACCCTGATCAATTTTATGCTCAAACAACAATTACTGTAGATGACACTGCCAACATGATTTCTCAGGGTAGGATTGTGTCCAAAGACGTAGTAGCTTTTGGTTGTACTTCAGAAGGGCAGGCAAGAAGACTTGCTGCATGGCACTTAGCAACAGATACTACAGAAACAGAAATTGTTAGTTTTACAACGTCTATGAATGCTTCATTTTTACGTCCAGGGGACGTTATAAATATACAGGATAGGCAGTCCGTAAACTTTGAAGCTAGTGGTAGATTATCCACTGGGTCTACTACTACTTCTATAGTATTGGATAGAACCGTAGATTTTCCTGGGTCTGGTACTCTAGGGACGGGGTGTAATTTATACTTAATTTTTACAGAACCATCATTTTTCCTTCAGCAAGAAACTGCAACTATAAATAGTCAGACATACTCTAGAGGGGCCGTTCTTCTCGAAGATAAGGATGCGAACCCATTAATATCTGAAGAACAAGGAATAAACTTACTCGATGATTCCGGAGATGTAGTATTAGTACAGTATAATAAAAATTCAAGGGTAGAAGTAAAAGCAATCACTAATTCTACTACTTCTGCTTCTACGATTTCTGTTTCAGGAGCCTTTTCAACTGCTCCCGCCCAAGACACTATTTGGGCTATTAGCAGAGAAGACGATGTCAACTCTCCGGAAATTAGAGAATTTAGAATAGCTGGTATCACGGAAGAAGACGGATTTAAGTATTCTATTGCCGCTACGCAGTATACTAGAGAGAAATTCGATGAGATAGATATAGACTCTCCTGTTTATACGACTACTTATGTATCCGAAGCAGGAAGAAATTCCCCTCCTCCTGCTGTAGCCAGTATTTCTATAGAGTTAGTAACTGATGGTTCTTCTTCAGAGGAAGCTTCGGGTACTGCTACGAAAGCCAGAATTAGTTGGACCCCCGCCGTAGAATCTTATACAGACTCAAATGGGTTAGTAAGTACTAGACCTTACAGATTCTTAAAAGGATATGAGGTAGTACATAATTTAACTACTACTAATAATTCTATATATGCGGACGATACAGCTAGGGTATTTGTTCCTGCATCGAGTAACGTACTAGAAATTGATAACGTTTCTGCGGGAACTTATACAGTAGGTATTATAACGAAAAGTGACTCGGAACCCTCTACTAATTCTGTCACTACTTCAGTTACTAGAACTATATTTACAGCTCCCCCTCAAGTAAGTAAGCTTAGCAGGCTATCAAAAGGTGGATTTATTACATCCCCGATTTCCTTCAACTCCTCTACTGCATTAGTGGTGTTGGAAAATGCTATTTATAGCTATTCTCCTCCTTCAGGTATCGACTACTTTTCTACTGCTGGTAGTCCTTTATTTAATCAACAGAGTTTTATTTCTTTAGCAGATGGGGGAGTTGCGTATTTATTATATGATGCTTCTTCCGCTGAAAGTGGTGGAGATCCTTGGAAAGCAATTCAACTACATATTGATAATATAGCCGAAGACCCTAGCTCCAACATTACTAGAACTACTTATGTAAAAGAATTGGGTGCTTCTAATAATGGGCTTACTGCTATCTCTGGTACAGTTGAAACATTCTTTGGCTCTGATACTATCACTGGGTCAGGAACTTCGTTCACAACGGATTTCTCTGTAGGTGATTTTATTAAAGTTTCTTCCGGATCTGCTGCTGGTACAGAAGTAGCCTCTTCTGAATATAGAGAAATTGTAGAAATTTTCAGCAACACCGCCATGACAGTAAAGTTTCCTTTTCTACGTACCCAAAGCGGGGTTTATGGTTTTAAACAAACTTTTGTGCCAGATATATCAAAAGACGTTATTCTCGCGGAAATAAGTAGGTCGGGTAGTGTTTACTCAGCGGATATCTATGTACAAACTAAAGGTGATGATGGTTATGTAGTAAACTTTACAAATGAAGCTGTAAGTCTTGCTGCTGGAATAGATGAAACGGTTAGTCCTATTGAGTTTCCTGTTGATGGTTACACTAATACTGGAACTGTTGTTAAAGTTAGTAAAGGCTCCACCCTTCTTTCCGCTACTTCAGGAATTCCAGGTCCAGGAGAATTTAATGTAACTGTCAATGCTGTAACTAATATTGTAGCTGGTGCTATAACACATTCTGGGACTACTGCTACTGTAGCCGAAGCTAGCACCATGTCAGATACTCAAGACGAAGCTTCTATTGAGTTTTTAATTAGTGTAGAAGGCTTAGTAACTTTCACAAAACAACAGACATTTACAAAAGCTATTCGTGGGAAACGAGGTGCTGGTCGTTGGAATGTTCCAGTATCTACTTTACCTTCTACTTCTTCTTTAGCTGAAGCGGCTTGGCAAGCCTGGGCAAATAGTCCAGGAGCCGCAGTTTATAAAGATCAAGCCTGGTTTTTTCTAGGTACAGAAGCTTCTCCTACAGCACAAGCAGTATGGGTTTATGTAGGCTCTGGAACCTGGACCCAGCAAAATGAAATAGTAGATGGCTCTTTATTAATAAGTGGTTCCGTTGAAACTGGAAGTTTAGCTGCTGGTTCAATTACTACAGGCAAGTTAGCTGCTAATTCTGTTGTTACGGATACTATCGCATCTAATTCTGTTGTTACGAGTACTATTGCATCTAACTCCATTATTACAAATAGTATTGTGTCTAACTCTGTTATTGCGGATACTATTGCTGCTAATTCTGTCACTACAGACATTTTACAGGCTAATTCTGTTATTGCGGATACTATTTCGGCTAATTCTGTCACTACAGACATTTTACAGGCTAATTCTGTTATTACAGATACTATTTCTGCTAATTCTGTCACTACAGACATTTTACAGGCTAATTCTGTTATTACAGATACTATTTCTGCTAATTCTGTCACATCAAAAACTATTGCTGCAGAGTCAGTTACTACTAATTCTCTTGTATCGAATGCTATTAATTCTAATATTTTGCAATCCAATTCTGTTGAAGCAAACACTATTGCTTCCAACGCAATCACCTCTAGGCATATTTCTTCTGGGTCTATTACTACAGAAACACTTGACGCTTTTTTAATTACCACAGAAAAACTTGCTGCTAATGCTGTTAACGCCGACAAGATTGCTGCTAACTCTATTACTACAAATGAGCTTATAGCAAATTCTGTTTTTGCTGAAAACATTGTAGCTAATACTATTACCACCGAGCTTCTTGCCGCAAATTCTATTACAACCAACAGAATTGCTGCTAATCAAATTAACTCTGATAAGATTGCTGCTAACTCTATTACTACTAATTTGATTGCTGCTAATCAAATCACTACAAACTCAATTGCAGCTAACTCTATTACTTCTGACTCTTTGGCGACTAACTCAGTTAATGCGGATACTATTGCATCTAACTCTATAACAACTCTAGAATTAACTGTTGGGGCAGTCACTGCTGATACTATTGCTGCCAACGCGATTACTAGTAATAAAATTGCGGCAAATGCAATTACTGTAGAGGAGTTATCCGCTAATTCTGTTACTGCCAACACTATAGCAGCTAATTCTATCACTGCCGATAGTGTTAGTGCAAACTCTATTGTTGCTACTTTATTAAATGCTAATAAGATTAACACCAATGATATTGCAGCAAACGGAGTCACTGCTGATATTATTGCTGCAAATTCGGTTAGGACTACTGAAATCGCTGCAAATTCGGTCAATGCTAGTAAAATCGTATCAAATTCGATAACAACAGAGTTATTAGCAGCTAATTCTATAACCGCTAATAATCTAGCGGCTAATTCTGTTACTGCCAACACTATAGCAGCTAATTCTATCACTGCGGATAGTGTTAGTGCAAACTCTATTGTTGCTACTTTATTAAACGCCCAGAAAGTTTTTGCGGATGATGTATCTGTTAATAGTCTTGCAGCCGTATCAGCAAACATCGGAGACATTACGGCAGGTACCCTAAAGGGCGGAAACATTCCAGAAGCTAATTCTGCTCCTACCTCCGGAGAGGCTGGAGCATTCTTAGACTTAACCGCTGGGAAAATGATCTTTGGTAATGACTCAAAGTATGTGTGGTTTGACGGAACTGACCTAATTCTTTCTGGAGTAACTATTGATGCAAACTCTATTGTCAATGCATCTGCCTCTATGCAGGTCCAAGATAATGGAGGTACTGCGACAGAGGTCGATGATTTAAACTTTGGAACTAATTTGGGTGTAACTATTTCAGGAACCGATCCTGTTATAGCTACTATTGATGGTTTATCAGATTCTGAGATAAGAGGTTTATTCTCTGGAGGCACTGGAATAACATTATCTACAGGCTCTTTTAGTTTAGATTTTTCTGAGTTAGCCGACATGGTAGCAGATGTGGCTGCCACCACAGAATTTATATTACAAAACGGTACTATAGAGAGTAGGAAACCCGCAAGCGAGATTAAATTAAGCGTATTTAATAATGATGCTAATTTTAGCAGCACTACAGGTACAGTTACTTCAGTAGCAACTACAGGCTCAGTAAATGGTATTACCCTTACAGGTACAGTTACCTCTTCAGGTACTCTTACTCTTGGAGGCTCTTTAACCGGGATTACCGTATCGCAATTAGCGGATGCCGCTTATCAGACTAGTGCAGAAGCTTTTGTAGATAATGATACTTCATTAATGACTTCATCGGCTATTAAAGACAAAATACTGGCTTATGGTTATTCTACAACTACAGGTACAGTTACTTCAGTAGCAACTACAGGCTCAGTAAACGGTATTACCCTTACTGGAGGTACAATT